CTTATTTGCGGTAGCGTGTGTCGATCCAAGACTCTGCCGCAAGCGGGAAATCTCCCGCCCAACTTGGTGGTGTGGTCAAAGACTTCATCACCAATTCTTCAGTTTGTTTCGCGTCTTCAACACGGCATAACGAAAGAATTTCATCATGGATCAGGTTAATCACCGAAACGCCTTTACCCTCCAGTTCAAGCGTAGCCTCGGCAAGAAAATCTCTTGCGGTTCCCTGAACGGCGGACTGGAAGATGCTAGAACCAATAAGCTTGTTGCGGCCCCACTTGCGGGTGAAAGTGTTCTGACTGGTAACATACACCACGTCAGCCAACTTACCCCATGGCGTGTACTCCTGAACGACCTCAGGGGCTTGCCAACAAATTAGGCGGCCACTGGGTAGTTGCATCCACAACGCGCCCTTAACCACCTTAAACGTCACCTTACCGGCCTTAAAGGGGCTTCCCTGCTCCTTAATAGCGTCGATGGCCGCTTGACCCATTAGGAACCAACAGTTCTTCACCTTAGCGTAAGACAGCCTGTACGCGTTCACAGCGTTCTCTGCCTGCCCGAGGTCCAACATCACCCCCATGCCTTCAGCGTAGGCCACAAGGCCCTTTGCGCCCTGCCCAAACATGCAACCGAGCACAGCAGACTTGCTGACCTGACGCATGTCCTTGGTCACCTGTTCGTAGGGCACCTTGTACAGGCTTGTTGACGCGAACGTTTTGTACTCGTCCAGTCCTTGTCGGAACAACTCCACCTTGTCGTTCTGGCCTGCGATCCACGACGCCACCCTGTTCTCTATCGATGACAGGTCAGCGTCCACAAAGGTGTACCCCTCCGGTGCCTTGATGGCGTTGCGCACAATCGACGAGCACGCGTCCATCACACGGTCACCAAAGCGCTCCTTCATGGCCAAGTAGCCTCCATGCTCCAGACCTATCTGCACAGCGTCTGCAATGTCTTGGTCCTTCATCCACAGCGCGGGGCGCGCGATGTTCTGCAGGTTGATCCCACGACTGGCCCAACGCCCTGTAGAGGCGCCGTGGTACACCAGACCGTTACGAATGCGACCGTTTACCTGCACGTCGCCCATCTTATTGAACTTGGTGACAGACGTTTTAGAACCCTCGTAACGTAATTCCAGAACCCTAACAACGTCCTTGTTAGAATGCGATTTCTTTGTTAGATTCTCAATTGTTTCGGCCTGCATGTCTGGTATGTCCAGACCCTTGGACCTGAACCAGTTGAGCAGTTGCTCGCGCTTGGACACCTCAATGCCGCCAGTCAGGCGCGTAATCTCTTCGTTAATGTGGCTCATCTCGTGAGCCACCACGTTGATGATGTTGCCCAACTCCGCGGGGTCCACTGGCACGCCGCGTTGGTTGATCTTCTGGGTTGCCACCCACACAGACTGCTCGGAAGGTGACAGTTGGCGTAACTTTCCGACGACTGCAATCTCGGTCTGCACGTCACGTTTGCAGTACTCAAACATTTCGGCCAGTAGCTCTGGGTCCATGTTGAACGTGCCGTCCTTCTTGGGCTTGCTCAACAGTTGAATAAGCTTCTTGCCGCGCTTGTCTTTTTGGAAGTCTGCCTGCATAACCTCGCCGGCTGTATCCAAGTCCTGTGGGATGTTGTTTGCGGCCGCTATGGCCATAGAGTCAATCAGTTGACTCCATGTGATTGTGGGCCAACAAAAGCGCTCGCCCACACGGTTCCAAATGTGGTACTCGAACGACGCGTTCCATGCGGATATTTTGCCGCCGTGAACCATGTGGTTAAACACCCAATCGGGTATTTTGTCGGGGGCCCACACCTGCACGTCGTCCGCGGTGAAACCTGCGGCTAGGCAAATGATCTCTGTGCTGTGGTGGGAAGAATAATAATCAAGGCCGTGGACCTTGAGATCGACCTTGCTACGGGTCTCAAAGTCGATTGAAAGAACTGACATAACTGCTCCTAAGGCATGCAGACGAATCTGCGTTAAAAAAGAGCAGAGAGGTTTCCCTCCCTGCTTAAAAGTCCACTAAGGACTCACCATGAAACACCCGCAAACTATAACATAGATTTTGTGCGTTTTTGAATTTCGCGATCAATGTACCATTTAGCCTTCTTCAAGTCCTCAATGGCATCTTTCTTCAAGTCACAACGCCAGATGTATTTAATCGCGTTACCTAGGTTAAACCCCATGTGCTCAGTAACTTGAATACACTCAATACCCGACGGGTGTTCGGTGTAGTGAGGGGGACTATTAACTACATCTGGTTCGATCATTTGAAAGCGCTCAGTGCGTACTGGTGCAAATGGGCCCACAAACCCATGGCAATAAAGCCAAGGTATGCCGCGCCAATTATTCCCACCAACATGGTAAAAGCACCAAGAACATTTTCACAAATTCGTAAAATTTTCTCTTTCATACCTACTCCTAAAAGGTGGGGTGGTGTGCGCTCCCCCGAGAACCCTCAGAGGCACCACCCCAGTTTAATTATATCTCACAGACGCCGGCCACACAGGCAAGCATTTGGGCGCCTTCTACATTATCGGTGTTTTCGGCAAACTTTGCCCACTCGATTGTTGGCATTTGCGCCAACAGTCTGTCGTAGTCTTCCTTGGTGCACTCCTCGTATGGGGCCTGTCTGTACGTGCCGCCGTCATGGGGCAAGAACGACACGCCTGACATTTCGTCAAAGTGGTCCCAAACAAACGCACCCACCTTGGGCCACTCACTCTCCTTGACCGAAATGGTCACAGAGGGCTTGTGCTCACACCAGTGGCGTTGGTACGTCAGCCACAGACCCAAGTGGTCAATCGCGTCAATGTCGTCGCGTGTGGTCAAACCCTCAGGCGCCTTCTGTGGGAAGCTGAACACGATCGTGTTGTTGGGCTTCATCACACATGGCTCGTTGGGGATGCCTTGGGCAACCAAGAACTGGGACAGCGGGTCCTTCATGTCACCGCGCACGCGGCGGATGTAGTAGGGTGAGTGGCGTGGGTGAATGCCGCTTGCTGTGTCTGTCAACTGGCTCACTGTACCGCTAGGCTTAACGGCGGTAATAGCTGTTGAGCGTGGGATACCAAGCAGGTCGGCGTACTCAGCGTTGGCCTCTTCAGCAACCAAACGCAACTGGGGCAACCACAACGCGGCGCCGTCTGGGTTACTCGTAACCTTGTGGTCGTAGATGCCGGTCAAAGACACACCTAACAAACGCTCTTCCTCGGTGTTTCGTTGCCAGACCTTACGCAGGTATGGGAAGTGCGTGAACGTGGCCTGTATGGTGCCTAAAATGGCCGCCATACGCACCTTCTGCTTCAAACTCTCCAGTGTGTCCTCAGGGCGCACCATCACCTCTGTCAGGTTACAGAACTGGTAGGGGCGCAGAATGATCTCACTGCAGGGGTTTGTGCCAAACTCAAAGTTGGGATCACGCTTGCCGTACTTGGCCACCGCGGCCTTTGCGGCCTCACGGTTGAAAATACCGCGCTCGCCTGAGTGGCTGTTATACAGCGACGTCCACTCTTCCAAGAACGTGCCAACTGTTGGCTTAACGTCGTACACCGCGCTGTTGTTGGCCAGTGCTCGGTGGCCGGCAGTCTCCCACCAGTTACCAGACTTGGCGTGGCGGATACGCTCGTCGTTCAGGTCGGACAAAGAGATCATGGCAGAACGGCGCACGCCACCCACCACAACAACCTCACCGATCTTGCACATCAGGTCGTGGCACTCAAGCGTGTTTAGCTTGCGGCCCTGTGCGGCCTTGAAGATTTTGATTGTGAAGTGGAACAGGTCAACCAGTGGCTCTGGACCGGATGCGCGGCCACCAAAGGTCTTCAGGGGTGTGCCTGCGGCGCGCACCCTGCTCACGTCCCATTTTGGGATCTCACCGGCGTACAGGTTGGCTAGTAACAGGCGGTATGACTTGGCCCAACCTTCTTTGCTGTCGTGCACGTTGATAACGTGGCTAGACTCAAACAGGCGCTCTGGCACGTCGGGCAGTTTGTTTGTGTACTTAGATTCCACAGAGAAGCCGACACCTGTACCACAGAGCAGAATGAACATGGCTTCGTCAAATGACTTGACGTCGTCCACGGGGAGGTATGAGCAGTTGTATACGCAGGTGTTGTCACGGTCGGCGGCTTTTCCAGAGGTCATCATGGCGCGCATTGACGGCATGATGTGATGGCCAGATATGGCGTTAAAAATGTCTTGCTTCATTGAAGAATCAAGTTTGGGTGTCTTTTCAAAAACATAGTTCACGTAACGGTTTACAGTTTCGTTCCAGTCCTCACGTCGATTTTGATCTGGCATGAACTTAGCGTATCTGCTTTTGTGGATGTACTGTTGGTATTGGTTCATTTTATGGTGATAAATTTTAGAGACAAAAAAAGCCCACGCGTGAGAGTGGGCGTCGGGGACAGCAAAGATTACTCTTCTGCTGTTTCTTTTGCTTTGGCGGCTTGTTCGGCCTCCAAGGCTTCTGCTTGTGGGCGGCCTTGGTCAACGATGGCCATGATGGTCATGTTCACGTCAGCAAAGGGAAGCTTGCCCAACAAACTCAGAATGTGGTTAGTTTCATCGACAGTAAATTCAAGTTTGATCATAATAAATGTTCAGTATATTAAACAAATTAGGGGCTAGGCCCCCAACCTACTTAGACCGCGAAGTCAGAGGCGGCGGAAGAACCACCACCCAAACGCTCGCCGTCTTCCAACTTTTGCAAGTTGCCTAAACCGCAGGCAATGCCCTTGGAGCCCTGTTGGTTGTAGGCGTAGAATGTCAATGACACTCGGCCGTAGCAACCAGAATAGAACTCTTCTGGGTCAATGATCGCGTTCAATTCAGCGTCCACAACTCCGGGCTTTTGCACAGAATTGGCGTTGATGAAAAACGAATTTTCATACGCCGCGTCGTCCTTCTCCGCGTCACCGTCACGCAGGCCGCCTTTAAGGCCCTTTGGAACAGTGCCGCCAAAATAGGCCGCGCTTGCCGCTTTGGCTTTTTCAAAAGCCGCGTTGATCTTATCGATGGTCTCCTTGTCCTTCTTGTCGATAATCACCGACACAGAATACTTGGGGGTTTTGCCCTCTTCGCTTGCAACGGGTTTGAACACGTTAGCATAAGAAAAACGCACTTTACCGGTAACCACTTTTTCGTTCTTGGCCATCTTGGCCTCCTTGTTTACTAATTCGAGAGCACTTTGAAATAGGTGGCTCTCAAGACCCAAACTCTTCCTTCAACTTCGAGGGCACCAGTTTTGGTTCCCCTGCAGGCTTGACAATCAGGTCACCAAGAATATCTTGGAGGGGCCCTTTGCCTACCTGCTTTTCCAATTGTGCCACAGATTTTAAACTGGGTGTGGTGAATATATCATCAAATCCAGCTTTCTGTAACTTTTTTGCCGCATCTTCTTGCGCGTCTATTTTGCGGTTGGTGCTTGACTGCCCCAACTCGTAACCAGTGGGTACTTTGCCGTGGTCTGTTGCCTGTGTCAACATGTAATCTTCAACGTCAGAAAGCCACTTGCGTGTCTTAGCCGCGTCCTTGAGCACCTTGATTAACTCAGTCTCCGACAGAAGCGCGGGCTCTTTAAAATCGGCCGCCGCGGCCGTGTTGTTAAAGTCTGCGCGGGCCTTGCACTGTGACTTGGCCCTGCAGAATTGACAGTGGTCCCCTGCCATAAACTCGCCTTGGCCGGCATACGCCTTTTTGGCCTTGGGTTTAACCACGTACTCTGCCCAGTCTTTCAACTCGTCCAACGTTACCGTTTCGGTGGTGATGCTGTCCTTGCGGGGTTGGTGAATGGTGTATTCAATGTGGGTTATGTTTGGGAATTCGTCTTTGTACTTGTACCAACCACCAAGGCCGTACAGCCTCAGTTGCGGGTTGTCCTCGGCGTCCACCGCCACACCCTTGCCAAACTTCAGGTCGATCACCCGCACCTTGTTCTCGCTCATTATGACCACGTCGGCGGTGCCGAAGCCGTCAGGCACCCACTCACTGAAGTCCACACGTTGCTCAAAGTAGGGTGTGTCGCCCTCACCAATCTGCGAACGAACATAAAGCACGTAGTTGTCTACGTAGGCCTCAAACTCTTCGTCGTAGTAGGGTGTTGCCTTGACCTCTGCAATGGCCTCGTTGTACTCCTTGGCCGTTATCTGTCCAAAATGCCGGCGTAGCTTGGCCTCTGCCATGGTGTGGGCTGTTGTGCCCTCTTGGCTAAAATCAAACGCGCCTGATTTTCGTTTAGGTTCGGGGAGTACGGCCTCTAGTCGTGCGCTTGGTGTACATGACATCCAACGTTTGGACCCTGAGGCACTGAGTAGTGCGTGTGTAGCGATGATGCTCTCCTTTATGCAAAGGTGAAAAAGCCCCTCTCGGGGCTTACAAAATGTCGGCAGTTGTTAACAACTACCGACGATATGTTACGCCGCTTTTTTGAGCGCCGTAATTAGGTCGGTAACTGCACCAGAAAAATCCAACACAACGTCTGCCTTAACTTCAAGCTTACTGCTCTTGTCGTCGCGGTAGTCAGAGGGAAACTGACCCCTCAACGCAATCTCAGCCACCCTGCTGTTAAAGGCCTTGTTCTCCACGTTAGCAAGCAACTGGGTTTCCCAGTAAGCCTGTGAGTGGGTGATGGCCATGTCCAGTGCTTCCGCAAACTCTGGGTGGTTTTTCTTGAACGTCTGCGCGGCCGCGGAACTGATTCCGACGCTTGCAAACATCATTTTTTGAGACGCGCCTACCTTGCCCAACTCTATCAGTTGGTCGCACATCTCCGTCTTAAACTCGTATTTGGATTTCGTTGCCATGGTGTATGCCTTATATTCAAGGCCTAAAAAGGCCTTTCCTATATAGAATTACCCATTTTGCGAGGGCTTTTCGACCTTCTGCACCTGAGTATTTGCGTCTCGCACCTGTGCACGGGCCTTGGCCTCACGTAATGCCTCGTTTACCACTAATCGTGTCACCGCTCCGGCCATTTCCTGAATGCGTTGCTCTTTTGGTTTTACGCCCAAAGATGCTAATAAATTTGTTGCTTCGTTTGCCATAATTACACCTTATTTTCGTCAAGTTTATGATCACCGCACCAGTCGTTCACAAACACAACTGGGTAGCCGTTCATTGTTGGTGCATGGCGCCTACAGCGGCCCAAGTGGTAAATGGGGTTTGGTGTGTCAATCGTCCCCTGCACAATGGTTGTTTTTGGAGCAAACCACATGCAGGTTTTGCAACTCATACCTTTGGATCGGTGAATCCATGGGTCTTTACTTTGCCGCTCTTCTATTATCATGCTAATCCTTTTGTTTGCTGTTCTCTAAATTTGCGTAAATCTCGCAGTATGAAATCCCGTTCGTCTTCGTTCTCAAAGTGCCATATTGACAGCACGTCTTGATCTTTCTCGAACATGGGGTGCTTGGCGTCAACCTGAATGTCTATTGTAGGCCATCCTTGTTTGACATACTCCACTATGTATCCGTTCACAATTTTAACTCCTTTCTTATCTTAGCAACCGCCGCCGCAAAATGGTAGCGCCAATATTTTTGGGTCACTGCCAGATCATGGTAGTTGTACCCTGACAAATGCGCCTCAATAATTTCCCTTTGTTGTGGGGTCAGCTTCTCGGCCACGACGTTGTACACGTCTTGGATGGTGTCTGGCCCCCACGGCGCCCACCCCGCTCCCCCTGTGGACGGCTCAGAGGACGAGTCCTCGTGCTCGATGGGGTCCGGCTCCTCATCTGAAAGTCGGCGAATGGTGGCGTTTACTTTAATCATTGAAGTTTGAGCGCGTTCATTAACGCGTTTTGCATGTCGATCTTCCCTTCTAGCACGTCCATGACCTGACTGTCAATACTTTTCTGCATGGTCAGGTGGTGAATAATTACAGGCTTTTCTTGCCCCTGCCGGAACAGGCGCGCGTTGGCTTGTAGGTAGTCTTCACTGGACCATGGCAGGTCGAACCAAACAATCTGTGCCGTGTCACCCACGTTGCACTGCAGGTTCAGGCCGATGCCCACGCTTTTAGGGTGGCAAAGTAGCACTGGGACCTTACCAGAGCGCCACAGTGCGATTGTTTTCTCGTCGTCAGGGCTGAGTAGCACCGCGTCAGGAAAAACGCCCTGAAGCCGTTTTAGGCTGTGTTTGAAGTTGTAGAACACAATGGTTGGGGTGTCGTCCAACATGTCGGTCAGGTATTCCAGTTTGGTGTCGTGGATGTGCACCACCTCTTTGGTCTCTGAGTAGATTGATCCCGCGGTCATTTGCAACAGCTTGCCTGTGAGCACACCGGCAGACGCCGCTGTCAGGGTCTCTGCGTCCACCTCGACCACCATCTCTTTGCGCATAGTGTTGTAGGCCTGCTTGGGGCCCTTCTCCCACTCAATGGTGTGCACAATGTCCTGACGCTGTGGCATGGTCAGATAGTCCTCCTTGCGCAGGGACACACAAATGTCCCCAATCAAGGCGTCAATCTGTTCTTTGGCGTTAGGTCTTAACTTCCAACTCCACACCATGCCTGTCCTACGATCTCGGGTGTCTGGTTCGAAGAATCTCTCCTTGTATGAAGTCATCGATTTGCCGAGACGTTGGCCCAAATCCAATATACCGATTTGGGTCCACAAATCTAGGTACGACTTTGGGGTTGGTGTACCCGTCAGGATGTACCGATGGTTGAAAGTTTTTAAGTGCGCTTTCAACGTCTTCCACCTTTTTGACGACGGGTTTTTGAACCTGCTCGACTCGTCGATCACTAATGTCTGCCAACGCGGCAATGAGGCTTGCTCGAACAGCCATACCACGTTCTCGACATTGATCAAATACACGTCCGAATTGCTCTGCAACGCTTTCATGCGCTCCTGTGGTGTTCCCACAATGAGGGCAAACTTCATTTTTTCTGTGTGTGTCCAATTTTCTGCCTCTTGTTTCCAAACATTTTTAACGACGGCCTTTGGTCCAATGATCAGCGTCTTGCCCTCAAGTTGGCTGAGTATTGTCAGGGCCGTGATTGTCTTGCCCAGTCCCATGTCCATCAACAGGCCCATGTGCGGCTGAGTCTTGCTCTCCTGCACCAGTCGTTGTTGGTAGGGGTGTAAATTGTTTAATGTCAACATCAATAGCCTGCTCTTTCCCTTGCTGTAACGTCGTTAACAATGCGATGGCGCGTTGGGCGAGTGATGTAGGTATTTGCAGGGTCGCCAAGTGGGGGCGGTCTAGCACCTCCATTATTTACCTCCTTAATTTTTTCGTGTGTCCAGTCCGCAACCTTGTACAACTCGTCTTGTGTTGCGTTGGACTTGATCATGTTTGCCTTGTTGCTTAACCACGCAACGTTGCCTTTCACGTAACCTTTTTCTGGAATGATGCGGTCCAAACTTGGTGAATCTGGTCCGCTCGACCCCACAGTGCCCGACTGCCCAAACCCCCAAAGAATTTTGGTCCTGAAAATAGGGCAGTACTCCGGCGCGATTGCACACAGGTAGGTGTGATCCAACTCAAATGGAATACCCGCGGCAGTGGCGCGTCGTTTAACGTTGAACATTGTTTTGGCAACGTGGATTCGTTTTTTGGCCTCGTGGGCTTCGTCGTCGGTCATAGTTGGTCAACGAACTCGTCTACTTCTTGTTCGCTCGCTAAGACGTGCGTGTGCACCCCCCTCGCTTGCAACTCCCTGATCATCAACTCTTGTCTTGCGCTTAGTTTTCCCTTTGGGTCCTTCAACTCCACTGGGATCACTTTGCTGTTGTGGATCACTAGCCTGTCCGGCACCCCCGTCATCGACGGGCTTACCCACTTCAGGCACAGGCCCCCCTTCTCCTTTATCTTTTTTACCAGTCTTTGTTCGATTTTCTTTTCGTTTTGCAATTTTGGCAACCTC